GGACACTACGCATGACTTGTTTGTTTAAATAGTCTTTGTGCTTCCGCATTACATTACAAAAGGTTCCCCACTCCTGCCCATTTATGAGCAAGGTCAGGTTTGACATCTCTTCAAATAGTGTATCGTCCTTTGCTTCTGATGGGGATTTTTCTTCTATCATTTTTTCACTATCCAATATTTTACATCGTTAATAGTATATAATCCAAGATGCGTTATTTCTTCATCACTTATACATATATTCTCTTTCAAAGAATCATCCTCATCTGCGAAAACTCTAATTTCAACACTATCCAAATCGTCACTTATTTCCCTTATTTCAATACGCTCAACCCTTGAAGTGTGAAAAATAGTTTCAATCCCTTTTTCTGTGAAACAAATACCATACGTCCCACCCACTATTGGTTTTTCATCAAGCATATGTACATCAATCATTCCATTAAGTTTATAAATTCGCAATTCCCATTTGGTCATTTCATCAACCCCACCTTTTCAGATTTATTCTTTATATATTCATATTGATTTTGGTTGATAAGCGTTTGTATAATATCAATAAATTCGTTCGGTGGTATACCCAGTTTTAACTTACGCCCAAAGCCATCCACCAATCCTATACATTTACTTTCTTTTCTAAAACTTTCAATATAAGTTGCATCAATTTTATTATACTTTTTCATTTCATCAACCCCACATCATTCGGTAGCCCTGCGTTATTCTTCTGTACCATAGACATAGCCATTTTAGTCGCCATCTGCTCTTGCATCATATCCTGCATATACTTCTGGTAATTCATCTGTGTTGCGAACAAATGCCTGTCAAATATAGGTCTATACTCTTCGTCCATATCATAATATTTCTCTTCCTTCTGCGTCATATGACCATAATAATGCTCAACTGGATTCTCTCCTTCGATAAGTTCAACAGCTTCACCCTGCGCCATACGAGTAAACTCATCTTCAATAACATCAGATGTACCGACCTGTGCCGGAGGTTCAGGGCCAAGGTATTGCTCAACATCTGTGAACCCAATAGCCTTTGCTGCGTCTGCCCATAGGTTATAGTTCCCTTTAGGATTGATCTGTGGCTGTAACCAAGGTGATTGTGAAAGGTTCTCCACACCCCACATCTTGATCTGTTTATCTAAATTCTTTGATCCGGCTACAACATCAGGCTTCATACGCGCGTCATACTGCCCCTGCAATGATCGTACTGATAGGTTCTTGAACAACTGTTTGCCATCTTCCCCTAGCACACGCTCACCCAACTTCGGCGGCGTCCAATCCTGATACATCTGCAATACAAAGGTTATAGCCTCTGATATATCCAACTGGATCCTATTCACCCATATACCAAAACGCGTTTCGGACTTTTCTTCTACGATCCTATCCCTTGTAGCTGTGCCTGACGCGTTCTTTTGTGTAGACATAAAGTACGCTGCTGCCCCGGTCAACTTCTCTAGGACATCAAATAACACCTGTATGATCTGCTGTGACCATGCGTTGCTGCGTGTCAGGTTAGGGAAATTGACGTTGTTTGGATCATCTGATGGGAACAATACGCCCGGAACGAGTTTATACTCCGATTGTTGGTGTTCTTCATCTGGCTTAAAGAATCCAAATGGCACGTTTGATATAAATTGGAAATCAATAATCTGGTTAAACACCACATTAAAAGCGTTTACGATTGGCGCTATTAAGCGAACCAAAGATTTACCTATAATGAATCCCGGTCTGCGTATAAATGCTCCACCCACGAACGGCACTTTGCCTGTTCTGGTTATTTTGCGTAATGGTTTACCTGCGAAGAAACGCTCTGTTATAGGCTCAATGATGAATCTATATCTCTCACGCTTGCCATTCTTCTTGTAATATCCGTACCAACAAAGCATATCTATAGGGAAATCGCTCACTTCATGGTCTGATACATCAGACATCCCAAGGTAAAACTTCTTACGCTCTGACGTTTCTTTAGCTGATAACAGGTTATTCCTGCCATCTTTAACTGCCTGAATCATCTTATCATCCACATTAACGAACAACCCACGATCGCCTGCGTCCTTAACTTCTGACCCGGACATATGGATTATATGTATAAATTGCTTGAGGTCTTGAAAGTTCTTGCCAAACTTAGGCAATAGCAAATCTTCAAATGGATCGGCTATATTCTCCAACACGCCTTTTTCAAAGCGCATCTTCTCGGTCTTGATGGTATACCCGCCCTTCTTTTTAGGGATCCGCTTATCTACCCACTCATAGTATACCTTCCACCATATATAGAATACTGAAAATCCAAGAGTTATGCGATTATGAATGAAATCGTCCACTTCCTGCTGCGCTCTCACCTCTTGAGGCCCGACCATCCATTTAGCAAATCTTGTAAGGGAATCGGTTGTATCTATATCATTCTTCTCTGTTGCGACCATATGCAATGAGTCAGGGTTATAACAAGTAGCAAATAATGTAGCCTGATATGTGTCTGCAACCGCAGGGCATAGACCAAAGTTACGGTCACTCTGCCATCCCTCTATATCCATATTCTCTAGTTTTGAAGGGTTCTCGCACTCATAATGGTCTACGTCTTTCCTTGCCTGTGATAGAGCAGATGCCATTACTTTAGCGTTTGATATTGCGTCCTCTAGGATAAACTTGACAATCTTCTTCTGCTCTGCATCAGAAAAATTATCAGTTTCCAGTTCTGGCTCAATCCTGTCTATTTTCCTATCTTCTGGCGGTAATGGATTCTTATTTTTCTTGCCCACTTGTCGGCCCCTCCTTGCGTAATTTACCCGCTAAATCCTGCGCAGCTATCCTTGCCTTGGCTGTAGACTCACTTACATTACCATCGGCTTGTGCATCTTCAAGCGTCTTATACTTGTGCGCTCGCTGCATTGGTTTTCCGTTTCTGGCTTCTCTCATGTCACTATCCTTTGGTTATTCAATATATCCCTTTTAGCAATTTCACATAATCCTAAGGCAGCAAGGCCCTCCTTAAATTGAACAACCGCATCATTGCTATCTTTATCTATATTTTGGTTATAAGCAACCACATACGAATCGCAGCGTTTGCCTATCTCATCAAGCATATCATCTATTGCCACTAAAGATAAATCGGTCATGTTACTCCTTAATAGAAAACCCCTATAAGACTTGCGTCCTATAAGGGTTTCTGGAACCTCTGGTTTACTCTAGGGCCTCGGTGGGCCTCTTATGTCAAAATTACATCAAATATTTGTTTAACTTACCACACTTAGAGCAAACAATCTCAAGCGGGCAATTTTCCTCATTTGGATATGCTTTAAACAACAACTTATGGCACTTCTTGCACCTGTACTCGGTCACGCTTTCCTCTTAACATTTAATGGCGTTTTACACACCGGACACATATAACATTCATATGTTTTGCCACGCACATCTGCCATTGGTTTAGTCTTAGCAAAATCAAGATGAACAACCGTTCCGCACTCAAAACACGCAACTAGATTGTCCATCTCGGTTAGTTCTAGCATCATTTCCTCTTCATAAACTTGTTAGCGAAGGTTCTCATATTACCACCACCATTGGGCGCTATGATCTTCTTCTCTTTAGCAGCCATATACTCTAATCTTCGCATATGAGTATCAGCTACATACGCCATCTGACCTTTAGCATACATCACGTCAAGCGAGTTTGCGTTTGGCCTGATATAGGTCATATAGTTATTTTCATACTTTGCAACTGCCAACACAATATCAGCTAAATCCACGAACCTATTGGGATCCTCTTCAAACAGTTTCTTCTTAGCAGCCATAATCTCTTCTGATGTCAATTTCTGTGCCTGATCGCCTATCTTGATTTCCATCTCATCCTGAGTTAATTCATTATCTCCCACATCTGCTACTTTCATATCTTCTGTCATTTCTTTCTTTCCTCCCATAGAAGTTCTAAGTCCTTACCACATTCAGGGCAATAAAGAATGTTTGTTTCTTTAGGATCCTCTGTATGCCTTAACACAATCTTAATACCAAACCCGGCGTCCATATCAATTGATTGCTGCGTAATCCCCATATATCTATATTTCTGACAACACACAACCTTCTTAGCTTCTTCGCTCATTTCTTACTTTTCCTTTCCTTTAGTTCGCTGAAATGGGTACAGGTGTCGCACCTGAGGCCCCTGTTCCAACAGTTCTTCGTGCAATAACCTATGCGCCAGTTTCCTCTGCTCTTTGAGGCCATCGTTAAATGCTCCTTTTGGGTATGAACTTTTTGCCATTTTCTATATACCTCGGATTTGCCATGCAAAAGTATCGGACTAAATCGCTGTAATCCTTGTACTTATCCATTGGCGCTGCTTTATCCTTCACATCTCCATCACCTGCGATGATGTCTTTCCTTGAGTATCGGGATAGATGCCTTATAGTGTTCTGGCAGTTATCGGTTATGAGTATCTTTGGCTGAACAACTATCTCATCGTCTTTGGTGTCGTAATATAGCCACTTCCTTACCTCCAGATGTCCTGCTTCGAGTGCGTCAATCGCGTCATGGTATATCAACTTACTCTTATCGAATGTTCTAAGTTTGGCCAACTCCTTGACCGGGGTTGTCTTGCTCTGCCCTCCTTGCCTTTTTGCCAACTGAACGGTCTTATTACCAAAATTTGGATCTATGATTCGCTTTATTACCTTCTTGCCGCAGATGTCGTATATGGCCGCCTCTGTTTCGCTTATGATCGTTGCGTATTCTTGATATGTCTTATCATCATACATCATATCGTTAAAATTGCTGTTCGGGTACTCTTCAAATACATACGCTGTGCCTGTTGGATGAACAGCCATCCAAGCTATCGCCCAAGGCTTCCGGTCATGTGGATCAAGTACGTTATAAATGCAACATTCGCTTAATGGCGCTTCCTCAAACTGTATTACATGGACTTTCTTGTTAAACTTCATGTATATCTTGCCGGATAAGTTGATTGGCATCCCATAAATGCGGCTTAGGATCTCATCTCGCGGCATTAACTTGGCTTCTTCTCCCACTCTGCGCTGATTGATGTATGGATTCTCTGATGTCCAGAATAGGTAGAAGCTAGTATCGCCTTTAGTCACAATCCGGGGTAGATCCTTATCTACAAGCGGCGCATATTGTGTTTCAACTACGTCGTGATCCTCAAATACCTCTTGGATCAGGTCTGTTATGCCCTTCAAAGATGTCATTGTGGTGATCATTTCCCCATCTCTGTCCAACAACCTCATTCTTTGTTCCTTATAAATGTCGAATGGCGGCTCCTCATCGTTCCAAACACCGTCAATATCGTCAGATTGGAAGGCTTCTCGCTTCTGATCGTACGATTTAAAGATGATTATTGAGCCATTGTCAAAGAGCAGCTTACGGTTTGTGAACCCTGTGATCTGGTTATAGTTACCATATTTAATCCGGTTCTTCGGGAGCAGGCTCCAGACCTTGCGCTGTTGAATATTAACGCTGTCAGAAAAGGACTCGGCAACGGCCCACCATCTCTGATTGGGCGCTGCAAGGCACTTCTTAATAATGTACTCTGCACCTTCCTCTGTCTTGCCTGATCTATTCCCACCGAATATGTACTTTTTCTTTCCATTATCTGCCCCAAATTTAGCCTGATATGGCATTGGTTCAAAGAATTTAAGCGGATTAACCTTCTTTCTGTGCGCTAGTTCCTTTCCCATTTTTAGAATTGTTGCGTCTAGCGATAAGTTCATCCGTCATCCTCTCTAATTCATGACTTTCTATATCCTTCAAATCCTCATGCAAATAGTCTTTTATGGTATGATCTATATCCACCTTGTCACGCCATTCTGTAGGTAAACGGTTCTTGAGCCATATAAAACAAGCGGCTGTGTCTGGCGGGTAATGCTTCGTCACATCAGCATTAATCAAACGACCTTCGTATTGGAATACTTTTGTTTCAGGATGCTCATACCCACAAGCACGTTGGAATAGAGATTTAATAACCTGATTGTCAGATACTTCCTTGCCTTTTTTTATGGAGTCTAAAAAGTCAGGCCATTTAATCTTATAGTTGTTGATTGTAGCCTTACAAACGCCAAAAACCTCAGCTATTTGAACGTCTGTTAAGCCAAAGGATGCGAGTTGCTCAACCTTCTTTAGTGAAATTGTATCTCTTTTGTTTGGTCGGCCTGTTTTGGCCATGTGCTACCTCTGCGGTTATGATGAGTAAAACCTTATCCCTTGTTGGGCTTGATTGATCTCTGCTCATCAGTTCGAGTTTAGCAACTTCTAACGCTTCGCTTGCTGCGTGTTCAAATGATGTAATCTTCTCGCCATCATTTCCCATGCGCGTTGTCTTTAAATATCCCTTAGCCTTGAATTGTATTTTTTTCATATATAAATAAAAAAGGATCAGGCGTGTTAGTTCCCAATCCTTTTCCCAAATGTAATGAACCTTTAATACGCCTTTGTAGTAAATATACACTAAGGCAATTTAAAAGTCAAGACTTTTTTGAAGATTTTTTTGATTTTATCTCATTTACCTTTTTGTTAAGTTGTTTAAGTGACGCGTATAGGAAGTAATCTTTTTTATCAATCCACTTTACATCTGTTTCATCTCTAAGATATTTAGACCACTCATGCGGATAAGATAGATACCTTATCTTAACCTTATCATCATGCGCTTCTATAAACTCACAATCTCTCTGTATACCCTCAGAGTCAATAAAATACCCTCCTGATAGTTCTGGCTTTTCCTTCTCCGACTTACCAAGACATTTTATAATCCTCTCATCAACCTGACAAACAGTTATAAGCGGCTGATCATTACCTTCCGGATGAATCCTGTCCAAAACACAACCAAGCATACCTACCAATCCCATCCCAAACAGTACCAACCCTATACACATTACTGTCATAAATCCGTACATCTTACCCCTCCTTTGTTAAGTTACCACGTTTACTTTAACCAGTATTTTCGATATTTGTATTTCCCGCGTTTCTATATACTTTTTAACCTTAGCCAGATGCTTCAACTCTCGACGGAGTTTATGATCTTCTTCTGGTAAAATGATCTTTCTTGCGCTGTACGTTCTCAAATCAACTGCCTCTTTTTGTGTAATTTTCTCATAGTCACCCGGACATTGACCTGCAACAATCTGCCCACAACAGGTATCTCTGTGTACGCAATCAATACATAAATATGTTCCCATCACTCACCCCTTTCATTAGCCTTCAAACAATCCTTATCCATCCAAAAGTTTCCTGCTATTTTTCCCCATAAATCCCCTAACTTATAAATTAGAGGAACACCCATAAATATGAACCATATTACAATTAAGATTTTCCAAAATATACCCATCATTTCAATATCCCTTCTTTTAACTCATTAAACAAAACCCAATTAAAATCATCATTACCCCCATAGTAACTACTACTATACCTAATGCAGTATACGGATTCATACCTTTACAATCCCTTCTTTTAGGAGTCCACTACGCTTAAGCCCTTCCACCACTCGTTTAGTATCTAAAGGTCTACCCAGCTTTTTAGCAATACGCTCGATAGTACACCCTTGCTTATACCATTTGACTATTCTATCATCCGTTGCCATCTATAATCCCTTCTTTTAACAAACCAATTCCATATTCTAATATTTTAATTCTCATTTCTTTTCTTGCATCAACATCAGCAGCAGCATAAGCAGCAGCATAAGCAGCAGCATAAGCAGCAGCATAAGCAGCAGCAGCATCAGCAGCATAAGCAGCAGTAGCAGCATCAGCATAAGCAGCAGTAGCAGCATCAGCAGCAGCAGTAGCAGCATAAGCAGCAGCAGTAGCAGCATAAGCAGCATCAGTAGCAGCATAAGCAGCAGCATCAGCAGCAGCATCAGCAGCATAAGCAGCAGCAGCAGCATCAGCAGCAGCATAAGCATCAGCAGCATCAGCAGCATCAGCAGCATCAGCAGCAGCAGTAGCAGCAGCATAAGCAGCAGCATAAGCAGCAGTAGCAGCA